CAAAGAAAGAAGACTATTGTTTAAATTACATCAATGGGCGAAGGAGAAAAACGGAGATTGGGAACCAGATTGGAGCGATATATATCAAGGAAAATATCATATATTTTATGATTATTATAGAAAAGAGTTAAATTTTAGTTTTAACAACTCTACAAGTACCATTAATAAACTACCATATTTCAAAACAGAAAGAATAGCTAAAGAGTGTATAGAACTTTTCGGAGAAGAAATAAAAGAGGTGTTGTGTTAATGAAGTGGAATAAATTAGAAGCAAGAGAACTAACTAAAGAAGAACAAGAAGAATACACATATAAAAATATGTGGGATGGTCTTATGCCAGAGTTAGACGAACAAGTGTTAGTAACTGTCCCATCATGTAATGGAGGATTTGTTGATACATATACTGACATATGGACTGATTTTAATGGTGAAGTAGGTTTTGAAGATACTGATAATGATATTATTTACTGGATGGAAATGCCAAAATATAACGGAGAATTAGAAAATGAATAAACATGAACTATTAAAACAATACGATGAAAAAGCAAAAGCATTAAGAGATGAGTTTATAAGTAAGTTGGAAAATAAACCGCCTTATCCGAAGTTTAGATTTATTTATCCAAAAAAAGATGAAGACTTTTATTTCATAGATTTAGACGGAAAAGTGTTTCTTTTTGATGACGAAATAGACGATTTAGAAACCTGCTTCGAACAAGGTGTTTTGTTTTCTAGCGAAGAAGAAGCACAAGCAGCAGTACAAGAACGTAAGCTATTATTTAAGTTACACCAATGGGCGAAGATTAAAAATGAAGGTTGGAAGCCTGATTGGAATAATGATGATGAGGAAAAATATTTTATAACTTATTTTGAAGACGAAAGTATAGAATTATCATGGGAAATAACGTGGGGTATGATAAATTTCACTAAACTACCGTACTTCAAAACAAGTGAAATAGTACAAGAGTGTATAAAACTTTTCGGGGATGAAATTAAAGAGGTATTTAAACATGATAGAAATACAAGGTAAAGAAAATAAAGATCATATAGAATTAGATATGTTAGAACTTGCAGTAGCACTAAGCTTGCTATATCAAAAATCATATGCAAGAGATGTACCAGATTTTATAGAAGATTTACAGAAAGAAAAAATAGTAGTGAGAGTAAAAGACAATGATTAAAATATTAGCATTAACAATCGTAGGAGTAATGTGTGTGACAGCGTTAAGTTTTCTAATATTTATAATCAGGTATTATAGGGGTGATTATAGTGATAAGAAATCTAGTTCTGAGACAAGGACTAAAGGTAGCAATAAGTTTAATGTGTTACAGGTAAGAAGACTTATAGGTAAGCGTCAAGGTAATCACATAAAGAAAATATATTTTAGAAGAATAGAATATCTTCTTGGTATGCAGCTAGATAGATTCATTGATTCAGTTGTTGTAGTTGGTACTAGAATTAATGTGAGAGCAAGAGAAGAACGTAATGAAGAAATAGTTTACGCAATAGCAAGAAGATTAAGTGTTAAGTATGGCTATGGTTATGCAATAAACTTTGAATGTAAGACTATTACAATAAATAAAGAAGTCAAGTTACACTGGATTAAATCAAACATGTATCACAAGAAAGATTGGTTGTTTGAACTTAATGGAGATATAAATAACATGTGTAAAGTGATTGATAAAATTTGTTGTCGTGAACTATTTAAAAGCGTTTAGAATATTTATATAATAATAATAAAGCTAGGTCAATTCATAATATATGTGAAAGCTTCTCCAAAATAATATTTACAAGCAGTCGTTGGTTTTCCCTAGCTTTTCCAACATACTTTTAAATTAGGTGGAATGATGAATAAGAAATTTAATTATACAAGGAATGATGTTGACTATTATTTAGAAGCATATCCGAAGATAAAGAAACAACTTAATATTTATTTGAAAGATAAATTATCTGGAGATGATGAAATAAAAACTAATAATAGTAATTTCAATAATAGTAATGAGAATAATATAATAAATAAATTATCTGACTATGACTTTGAGAAAGATGATTATGCTATTAAGTGTGTGGATAGATTAGAACATAGCTTAGTAGATGTACGTGATAAGAAGATCCTTAAGTTTCGTTACACTTACAAGTTAACAGTTGAAGAAGTAGCAACTGAAGTTTGTTATCATACTAGAACTGTAGAAAGAAGATTACAAAGTTTTAAGGATAAATTGTTTTATATTTTAAACTCATAATAAAAGTTGTCGGGTTTGTCGGGTTTGTCTATGATATAATAGTAGTATGAGATTAATATAATTGAGAGATATTAAAATAAATAATATCTCTCTTTTTTTTGTTGAGGTGGATATGAAGGAATGTAAACATCATAAATGTAGAACGCTAATCAGTAAGGGTACTTATTGTGATAAACATAATCAATATTCAAATAAGATTTATAACGAGCAACGTAAGAACGATGAGGTCATGAAGTTCTACAAAAGCAAAGAGTGGAGGGAAGCTAGACAGCAAGCATTGAAGCGAGACTGTTTCACTTGTAGCATGTGTGGTGGACTAGCTAACCTAGTTCATCATAAGATAGAAGTAAGAACAGATTGGAACAAGAGATTGGATTTAAACAACCTCGAGTGCGTGTGTAAGGAGTGCCATAACAAGATTGAACACTACAAGAAGTAGGGGTGGTACTCTCACGGGTATACCCCCCCGCCAAAAATTTCAGAGAGCCAACCTCTCTAGGAGCGGGCTGCCCTCTTCTGTACGCAAAATGCATTTAATTATTTTTTTCAAATAAGGTAAATTTAGAAAGGTGGTGATAATTTTGGCAAGGAAAGCAGAACCAATGTCTCTCAAGGTTTTGAGCGGAAAAAGACAAGGTGTTTCAAAGCAAAAATTAGAGGCAAGAAAACAGGTAGAATCCGAGTTAAAATTACCAAAAGATAAACTAAAGCCGCCTAAGTGGTTAGGTGACTTAGCAAAGAAAGAATTTAGGTTTATAGTTGCACAAGCAGACTCAATAGACTTATTAAATAATCTTGACTTACACGTGTTAGCTATTTATTGTGACACTTACGAAAAATACGTAGACTGTAGTCAGATTATACAGCGTGACGGATTAATGACAGACCAAGGTTATAACAAAGAAACAGAACGTGAGCTTAGACGACACGGTAAACTAGTTGAAGCAGAACGAACTAAAGATTATGGACTTGGACAACATCCATTACTGATTAGACAGAAAGATTTATTTAACACACTCAAATCTCTACAATCTGAATTAGGATTAACACCAGTAGCAAGGGCGAAAATTGCTATGGACAAGGCATATTCAGAAGCTCCTGTAGATCCTGTAAAAGAAAGGTTTGCTAACCTATAATGTTAAAGGATGCAATGAAGGAGTGGGCGAGACAAGCAGTTGATGGAGAACGAATAGCTTGTGAAAAAGAGAAATGGGCGTGTTTAAGATTTATAAAAGATTTAGAAAGAGAGGGAACTGAAGAGTTTCCTTTTATTTTTGATGATGATAAAGCTATGAATTTTTTAGAGTGGATGTCATTATTTAAACACACTAAAGGTAAACTAGCTGGACAAAATATAGATCCTGCTCCAATACAAATTTTTAACTGGTCTAACATTTATGGTTGGATACATAAAGATACTGGTGTGAGAAGATTTAGAAAGTTTTACTATCAAGTAGGACGTAAGAACGCTAAATCACAAGATGTAGCTTGTTGTTTATCTTATGAAATATCAGCTTTTGGAGAATCATCATCAGAAGCATATATAGGAGCAACTAAGCGAGACCAAGCAAATATTGTGTTTAAAGAGATTAAAGCACAAATACAAGGTAGTCAAATCAGAAATAGATTTAAAATTACACGTAGCTTAATTGAACATGAAAAAAGCAACAGTTATATTATGGCTCTTTCTCGAGATTCTGGAAAGACCGCAGACGGATTTAACCCACAGGTTGGAGCAATGGACGAATATCACGCACACCCTACAGATGAAATACTAGACGTAATAGAATCTGGACAAGGTGCGAGAAGTCAACCGTTGATAGTCATAATAACAACAGCAGGATTTAATTTAAACAATCCGTGTTACTCAACTGAATATGATTATGTTAGTAAATTATTAGATCCTAATAATCCAGTTGAAAATAATGGTTATTATGCTATGGTTTGCGAGTTAGATAAAGGAGACGATATAAAAGATGAGTCGAATTGGGCGAAAGCTAATCCAATATTAGCTAGTTATTCGGAGGGTGTGAAATTCTTACGTGAAAGATTAAAAGAAGCTCTTGATAAGCCAGAAACAATGTCTAAATTCTTAACAAAGAATATGAACATCTGGGTAAATGCTCCAGAAAATAAATATATGGACATGAAAAAATGGAAACTTTGTGAAGTATCTGACGATGAACTAGAGGGTAAACCGTGCTTTGTAGGAGTTGACTTATCAAAAAGGTTAGACTTAACAGCGGTTACTTCTATATTCGTATTGGGTGATGATAAATACGCAATAAGAAGTAAAGGTTTTATGCCAGAAGATATGTTGTTTCAACGTATGAACACAGACCGTGTTAACTATTCTCAATGGATAGAGGAAGGTTGGATTGTTAAGACACCAGGAGAAGTAATCGATTATGATTTTGTAATTGATTATATTGAGGAGTTGAGAAACAAATACAGCGTTCAAGAAGTGTGCTATGATCCTTACAACGCTACTCAATGGTCTCAAACAATGGAAAAACTAGGTTATTTAATGGTTGAAGTCAGACAAGGTGTATTAACTTTAAATGAGCCAACAAAACATTTTAGAGAATGTGTTTACGAAGGCAAAATACATCATGACGGAAACAAAGCTCTCACATGGTGTATGGGTAACGCAGTAACAAAATCAGATGCTCAAGATAACATCATGTTAGACAAGAAAAAGTCTAGCGATAGGATAGATATGGCAGCGGCTGGTATTTTCGCTTTTACACGTGCAATGTACAGCGACAATATAAGCTATGATTTAAATGAAATGATAGATAAAGGAGAATTTAGTTTCTAGTGAAAACATTATTACAAATATTAATAGGATTATTATTCTTAACAAGCCTTGTGTCTTTTGTGTACGCAGGCTTTTTATTTTGCAAAACAATAGGTTTCATAGTGTTAGGAGTAGTCTTAATGTTGTGTAGCTATGTTTTAGAAAGACAACTTTAGCTTTGAAAGGAGGTGAGAAAAGAGGATGATATTTAGAAATAAAACACCGACAGGTGGAAATGAATTAAGTGATTTAAGAAATCCGTCAGACTGGTTTTTAAACATATTTAATAGCAGTCGTAACAATATCAATGAAGAGAGTGCTATTAATACATCTGAAGTGTATAGCTCAGTAAAGGTTTTATCTGATGACTTAGCAAAATACCCGTTGAACTTATTACAAGATGTTAACGGAACAGTGGAAAAAGCGAAACATCACACAGCATATCCGTTGCTTAAGGATCAACCAAATAGGAACATGACTTCTTTCGAGTGGAAACACTTAGTAATGACACAATTAAATTTGTGGGGAAATAGCTATCACTATTTAGAAATAGATAAGCGAGGACAAGTAAAAGAAATCGTACCGCTAGATCCTAGAGAAACAAAAGTATTATACAACGCAGAAACTAACACTGTAACGTACCACACAATGTATAAAGGTAAAGCAGTTGTGTTAAACGCAGAAGAACTATTACATTTTAAAAACTTGTCGATTAACGGATTAATAGGACGCTCTCCTGTACAAGTATTAAGGGAAAGTATTCAAGGTAACCAAAAAGGGCGTGAAATGGCTTCTAATTTATTCAAAAGGGAAGGTATTCCGCTTGCAATACTTAAGTCAACACGTACACCATTAACAACCGAAAACAAAGAAACAGTTGCGGAATCATGGAAAAAGCACCTTGAGAACAATAACGTAGCTATATTAAACCCAGATATAGATTATCAAAGTGTTGGGATACCACAATCTGACGCACAGTTTATTGAAACAATGAAATATAACAAGGCAGAAATTGCAAGTATATTTAAAGTTCCACCGTATAAATACGGAGACTATAGCGGCTTAACTCACTCTAACGCACTAACACAATCAATGGACTATGTGAAAAACGTTATGTTACCTTACGTTACTAATATTGAATCTGAATTAAATTCTAAGATACTAACAGAACTAGATAAAAAGCGTGGATATTATTTCAAATTCAATATGGAAGCAGAATTAAGAGCGGACCAAAAATCACGAGCAGAATTTTACGAGAAAATGCAACATGTCGGAGTTTACACAATCAACGACATATTACGTTCAGAAGATATGTCAACGATAGATAACGAATATGGAGAAATGCGATTTATGTCGTTAAACTATGCTCCAGTAGACACAATTAAAGAATATCAACTGTGGAAGGCAGGTGTAAAAAGTAGTGAAGAAGTGGAAGATTAAAGCCTTAAATGAAGGTAAGGCAGAAATTTTCATCTATTCTGACATTGGATATGAGTTGTGGGAAGATAAGTCAACAGCACAATTATTCGCAGAGGAATTAAAAAGTCTAGGAGAAAATACATCAATAGACTTGCATATTAACTCAAACGGAGGAGATGTGTTTGACGGTCAAGCAATTCATACACTAATCAAGAACCATAAAGGCTTTGTAACAGCATATATTGATGGTTTAGCTGCTTCGATTGCAACAGTAATAGCAATGGGGGCGGATAAAATTGTAATGCCAAAAAATGCAATGATGATGATTCACAACGCATGGACTGGATTATATGGTAATGCAAATGACCTAAGAAAAATGGCAGATGATTTAGACCATATCAATGACACGATAGTAAATACTTATCTTGCAAAAGTTAAAGATAAGACAGATGAAACTACAATCAGAGAGCTAATGAACAAAGAAAGCTGGTTAAATGCAGAAGAGTGTTTTAACTTAGGACTTTGTGATGAAGTTTCGGAGCCAGTAAAAATGGCAGCGTGCTTAACTAAAGAACAAGCACACAAATTTAAAAATGCTCCAAAAGAATTAATTAAAGAAAACTATGAATATCAAACGGAGCGAGCAAAACAATATTTAGAATTTTTGGAGGTAATCTAGATGAATAAAAAATTAAGAGAATTAATGCAATTAAAAGCAGAAAAAGTAACTATGGCAGAAAATGCTATTAACAATAAAGAAACTGAGTTAGCAAACTCATTAATGGAAGAAATCAAAGGATACACAGAAGAAATTAACCAAATTCAAAACCTAATCTCATACAAAAATGATGAAAAAGTTGTGGATTTAGCAGAAGAGAAAAAAGAAGAAACAGGACTAGTAGCTGTTAAAAACTATATCAAATCAGGTATTGTTAATGCGGCTGGACCACTTAAAGAGTCTGAAGGAGAAAACGGTGGATATTTAGTACCTGAAGATGTAAGAACTGCAATTAACGAGTACAGACGTTCATTTGTATCATTAAAAGACCATGTGGACGTTCGTTCAGTAGTAGTTCCATCAGGTAGTGAAGTATATGAAAAAACAAGTCAATTAACTGGACTTACTAACATTACTGAACTAGGAGAAATCCAAGAAATGAACGCAGAAGTGTTCGAAAGAATCACTTATAAAGTTAAAGATTTCGGAGGAATCTTACCAGTATCACGTTTCTTATTACAAGACTCTCCAGAGAACTTACTTGCTTATTTAGGTAAATGGTTTATGAAAAAACAAGTAGTGACAGAAAACAAAGAAATTATTGCTGTGTTAAAAACTCTAACTAAAAAAGCAATCACTAAAGTTGATGAAATCAAAGAAGCTTTCAATGTAACATTAGATCCTATCTTTTTAGATAATACAAAAGTATTAACTAACCAATCAGGATTTAACGTTTTAGATAGCTTAAAAGACAAAAACGGAAACTACTTATTACAACCAGTAGTGACAGATCCAACAAAACGTACTTTATTTGGTAAAGAAGTAATTGTATTACCTGATACACACTTACCAAATGAAGCAGCTAACAAATTCCCACTATATGTAGGAGATTTAAAAGAAGCTGTACGTGTATATGAGTTAAATGAATTAGAAATCAAATCAACTGATGTTGGTGGTAAATCATTCACACGTAACTCTTATGACACTCGTTTAATCACTCGCTTTGACGTTAAAGCAGTAGATAAAGAAGCTGTTGTAAAATTAGAGTTCGGAAAAGACTTAACACTAGTAGCTGGAGCGTAAGACTATGATTGATGTTTCGGAAGCGTTGTTAAAACAATTCAAGGATAAACTGCATATCTTACATGATGATGAAGACGATAATCTAAAAAGGTTGTTGTCTTTTTCTTATTCGGTGTTGTGTGAAAAATGTGGATTCTTTGACATTGAAAACAACGAGCAAGGTAAATCATTAGTGTTTGAGCGTGCAAGATATGAATACAACGACAAATTAGAATATTTTGACATTAATTTTTTAGGAGAAATATCAAGTTTATTAATTAGATTAGAAAAAGAAAGGAGAACTGAAACAAGTGAAGATTAGAATTTTAAGAGAGTTCGCAGACATTCACACATCTCAACTATATTCAGTAGGTGATGTGTTGGAAGTTTCAGAAAAGCGTTACGAAGAAATGCTTGAAAATCTATCTGAATATGGTGAAGACTTCTTAGAAAAAATTGAAGAAGCTACTACAGAAAAAGAGGTAGCAGATTATGAGACAATACAGGATTAACCAATCATATAATGATGGAATAGTAAAGTTTGTGGAGTACGTCCATAAGAAAGATAAATTTAATACTAAGTTAGCAGAACACGAAGAAAAAGAAATTAGAAAGTTTTGGTTTCGTTATCTAGGTGTATCTGCTAACGAAAAGTATCAATCACTACAAGTTGATACAGAAGTAACAACAAGAATAGCAATCAGATTATTTACTAATATTAATGACTATTTGTTAAGCAAACTATTTGTGATAATTAATAACAAGAAATATACGATTGCTAGAATCTATCATAACCACGTTAAGAATGAAACTGAAATATCATTAACGGAGGTGGTTAGATAATGACAACAAAAGAACTGATTTTTAATACTATAACTGGGTTAGAGTTAGATATACCATTATCTTATGGATTTAGTGATGGGGAAGACTTCCCGAAACTAGTATATTTTCATGTGGGAACGATTGAGAAACGATCATCAAATAAAAAATTTAAAAAACATCATACTTACCAACTTAATTTATTCGATGTAAAACCACATGATTTAGATAATTCAGAGATATTAATGAAACTTCAAACTGCAATAGATGAAACCACTCTAAACACTGGAGCATGGCATGAAATAATAGATGTAGATGAAGATACAAAAGAAACTCAATTCATGTATTATATGGAGATTTATTCATAATGGAAGTATTCGGTTTTGAACAAGCAATAGCACGTTTAGAGAAAATCGCAGGTAATACAAGTAAAGTTAACGGAGTTATAGTAAAAGAAGCAGAAGCAATAAAAGAAGATGCAAAAGGAATAGCAGCGGGTAAAGGTTTAGTCAAAACTGGTGCGGGAGTTGCAGGTATTGTAGCTAGTCACGGTAACATGGAAAGTCAGATTGGTTGGGCGGGTAGACCTAACTTACACTTATATTTCCATGAGACAGGTTGGCATGCTGGATTTTCACGACATAAAGGCCGTTCAAAAGGTGGTAAACGTAGACGTAAATATGGCAAAGGTCGTGTTTATAAACCACCAAATCCACACGTAAGACCTGCCGCTATGCAACATAAAGATCCTTTTGCTAGAAACGTAAAAGAAGCATTATTAGATACTTAGGAGGAACAATAAATGACAGTAACAAAAGAAGCAGTGAGCAAAGCGTTATTAACTGGTGTAGGAGCTGGGTATTTACAAAAAGTAAAAACAGAAGCAACAAGTTCACAAGGTTTAACGTATGATGACAAAACATATGAAGTATTCGCTATTGATAAAGTAGCGTTCAAAGGACAAATTAAAGAGAAAACAGTATATCTTTCTAACATCAAAGCTAGAGACATTGTTAAATTCGCTAGTGTTGAAATGACAGTAGATATCGGATTTTTCCCTGATGGTTTCTTAGAAGAAATGTCAGGTATGACTAAATTAGCAAACGGTGCTTACGTACAAGGAGACTCTCCACGTTACAAACAGTTCCGTTGGTCTTTCCCAGTAACTGATGAAGACGGAAAAGAAATTATTTATAACTTCCCAGTATGTCAAATCGAAAGTCCAGACTTTAACGCAGAAACTGAAACAGATGAGAAAAAAGAAAACATCTCACAAGTTACAATCAAAGCTTACCCAGTTATTGGAAGCAAAAACAAATCAGTATTCAGTAAAATTGATTTACGTGAGACTGATAAATATGATCGTGAGAAATTATTATTACAAGGTTTCTACGATGCAGAAACACTTAAACAATGTCTTAAATCAGGAACAACTGATGAGACAGTAGTTGTAGCAGGATAATTTTTAAGAGCTAGCAATTTGTTAGCTCTTTATTTTTTTGGAGGATAATCAATGAGTATATTTACAAAGACGGTAAAAACATTTAAAACAGATATTTTAGGAAGAGAAATTGAATTAAAATCAAATTTAGCAGTATGGTTATATCTAGAAGCTGATTTTGGAATCAAGCAGGGAGAGTGGAGTGAAGTCTACTTGAAAGAAAAAAATGTAGCAACAGCTAAATTTTTAGTGTCAATTCTTAAGGCAAATGGTTATAAAACAACAATAGAAGAAGTACTAGAGAACGTAAATGATACTGAATTAGAATTATTCATCTTGAAATACCAAGAAGCTATGTATGGAGACCAAACAGCAACATTATTAGAAATGCTAGGAATCACAGATGATAGTGAATTGGGAAAGAATATTTTAAACGAACAGGTAGAAGACCTAGTGAATATCTCAGACCATCAACCGAAACAGAAGAAAAACAAGAAGAACAAAAAAAGCAAGAAATAGATTGGGATGACTTGTTTTATCGCTGTAGAACATGGTTTGGAATGTCTAAAAAGGAGTTCATGTTTGACTATAGTTTAGAATATGTATTTTACATGATAAACAAATACATTGAAGATAACTATAGTCAGAATGAACAGCAACCAAAAGATGAAGAAATAAAAGAAATGAATTTCAGTAATATGTTATAGGAGGTAACAACTTGTCGGGATACATGGATAAAGTCGGTGTCATACTGACAGCAGAAGGAGTAGGCAGTTTTACCTCTGCTTTAAAACAGGGTGAAAACGCCTTAAGACAATTACAAGCAGAAGCAAAAAGAAATATAGCATCTCTTGGTAGTGGTGGAAAAGCGTATGATGTTTACAAAGCTAAAATGAATGGTTTATCTTCACAGATGAAACAATCTGCAAGCAACGTAAATTTATTAAAGTCTAGATATGATGCACTTAAGCAATCAACAACTCAACTACCAAAAGAGATAGACAAGCTTTCAAGTTCGCTAAGACAAAAACAAGCGACTTTGAAGACAACAGGAACGCTGTTACAAAGCCAAAAAGAACACTTAAAACACCTACAGAGTACGTATGGTAAAACAAGTGAAGCAGCGTTAAAATACAAAGATGTAGTAGCTAACACTTCTAAAGCTTATAAAAACACAGAGAAAGAAGTTAAAGCACTAGAAACACAAATTAAATCATTAAATGGTACGTTCAGTAGTCAACAAAGAGAACTACAGAGCTTACCAACAAAAATAGCAAATGCGGAAACTGGTTATTTTAAACTACGAGACGCAATGCAACAAACACACACAGCATTTAGAAATAGTGGTGGTAGGTTAGCAGACGTAGCACAACGTTTTAATGATGTGGGTGGAAGAGTTCAAGCATTTGGACAAAAGATGAGTGGATTCGGAGACGGCTTGTCAAGAGTAACAGCTGGACTATCAACAGGAATGTATCTAGCAGGTAAAGCAGCGATAGATTTCGAGAGTGCTTTTGCTGGAGTTGTTAAAACTGTAAATGGTACACCAGAGCAGTTAAACAATATTAGACAAAGTTTCTTAGATCTCTCAACACAAATTCCAGTAAGTGCCAACGAGTTATCTCGTATCGGAGAAGTAGCTGGACAATTAGGAATTAAAGCAGAAAACATTGTGGACTTCACAAAAACAATAGCGGACTTAGGAGCAACAACTAACTTAGCTGCAGAAGAAGGAGCAACGAGTTTAGCTCAATTCATGGCGGTTATGGGTACGAGTCAAGGTAACATTAGAAATCTTGGTTCATCAATAGTTGAACTAGGTAATAACTTTGCGACAAATGAAAGAGCTATTGTGGAAATGGCACAACGTCTATCTGGTATGGGTAAACAAACTAACATGGCAGAAGCAGACGTATTAGGACTAGCAGCCGCTTTAAGTACAGTTGGTATTGAAGCAGAAGCTGGGGGTAGTGCAATGACACAGGTTATGAATAAGATGCAAAATGCAGTAGCTTCTGGTGGAGATAGCTTGCAAAAATTCGCAAGTGCTGCTGGAGTAAGTGCTAATGAATTTGCTAACGCATTTAGAACTAGACCTGTAGAAGCTTTAGAAATGTTACTTAAAGGACTTAATGAAGTTAAAGAAAATGGTGGTAACGTCAATGACGTGTTATCAAGTTTAGGAATAACTGGTATTCGTGAAGCAGACGCAATTAAACGTTTAGCAGGTGCATTAAACGGAGAAAGTGGACTAGGTAAAGCGTTAGAAATCTCTAATAAAGGTTGGAGAGAAAACAACGCATTAACTAAAGAAGCTAGTATTAGATATCAAACAAGTGCTAGTAAAATTAAAATGGCAAAAAATGAGATTCAAAAAATTGCAATTGAAATGGGTTCACAATTATTACCTAAATTAGCACAAGCATTAACTGCTAGTAAACCACTAGTAAAATCATTAGGAAATATGATGTTGTGGTTCAGTAAACTGCCAACAGCAGTGCAACTAGCGACTCTAGGTTTTGGACCATTTATGTCTGTGTTGGGTAGAATGACAACGGGAATCGGTAGCGGAGTTAAGGCGATAGGTAATTTCGTTAAATGGGTTGGTAAAATGTCAACAGCTAAATCAGTAGGAGACATGATTAAACTCTCAACATCTATAGCAGGAGTCGGAACACAAGCAGCGAAAGCAGGAAGTATGGCAACATTACTAACTAACCCTTATGTAGCAGGAGCTGCGTTAATAGGTGCTGCATTTGTCGGTGTAGGTACAGCGATATACCGTGAAATGACAAAACATAGTAGAAACCATGAGGCAGCTATTGAACTTACAAACGGTAAGTATAAAGAATGGTACGACGCAGTTATAAAAGGTGCGGAACAATCTGGAAACTCAATCAATCACATGGGAGATGCTGTTAAACGTAACTCAGACGCTGTGAAAAGTGAGATTAAGAAAGTTCAAGCTGCAAACTCGGAAATTATGGAAAACATAAACAAGAACTTTAAAGACGGTAAATGGTACAAACTGGAGTTTGACGGGCGTTTCAGAAAACAATTAAAAGAGGCGTTAAGTTTATCAGACGAGGATGTTAACCAAATTTCAAACAGTGTGCAAGTAGCAGCTAACTTAGTAGGTAACTCGTTAGCAAGTTTAAATAGTAAGTATTTAGAAGGTAGCAGAATCACGGCTGATTACGCTCTTGCACAGATTAAGAGTGTGAGTGATGTAACAGCTGCTACAGTTGCAAGCTTAGAACAACGAAAAGCTGCGGAAATGTCTGCCTTAGAACAAAAGAAAGCTAACAACTTAATTAATGAAGATTTATATAGTCGTGAAAAAGAAAACATAAGCAAACATTACGACTCTATTATTAACGAAACAAAACAAGCACAAGAAACAATTAACGATATTTTGTCAAGTGCAGCTAGAGAAAACAGAGTACTTACTAAATCAGAATTAGACCAACTAGAAGAAGCTTACAAAAAAGTAGGTAAAACAGCAACCGAAGCAGCTACAGAAAGTAAGGAAGCACAGCAAATTTTACAAGAGGCTTTCAACGACACAACAGCAGCGGCAAAATTAGCAGCGTTAAAACAAATGGGAATAATTGACCAAGCAAAAGAAACTTATATTAAAGGTCTCGGAAGTGCCGAGAAGAAAGTCCAAGAAATGAATAAAGCTCTTGACGAATGGGCAGCTAAAGAAGGCGGATTTAAAACAATTGGAATTGAATATGAAGGCGAAGATATTGCTTTCAATTTCAAGAATGACTATGAACGTGCATTAGCTTTACCAGACATTAAAAAAGCTATTATGATTTCTGAGAGTCAAGGTCGTACTATTAAGATGACTATTGACGACTTGAATTTCTTAAATAGTATGGGGATACACCCTAAAAACGTTGAAATTATAGACCAAGCAAGTCAACCATTGGATAATATTAATGGTAAAATAGGTCATTTCGAAGATACAGATATAGCACCTAAATCAATAATGGTGCAAGATGACGCAACACCTAATATCACAAAAGCATTTAATAACTTGTTAGATTTTGCGGCATTGAATGTTCCAGATAAAAACATCAACGCAACAGATAACGCAAGTGCAGTAATAGACCAAGCTAAATTTAGTTTAGATGGTTTCAACGCAACAGAAACACCAGTTAAATCAATAATGGCACAAGGTAACGCAACACCGTTCACGGATCAAGCAACGAATAGTTTAAACACGTTCAACGCAACAGGTACGCCAACCAAATCAATAATGGCACAAGGTAACGCAACACCGTTTACTAACCAAGCAACAAGTAGTTTGAATGCATTCAACGGAACACCTACACCACCTAAAGTATTAAGTGCTGTGGATGCAGCTAGTGGGACTATTTGGGGTGTCATTGGGTTATTAAATAGTATCCCTCGTGAAGTTGTGAGTGTAATAAGAACTGTAAGTGTGATGTCAGGTGTGCCAGGAATCGGATTACCATTCTTTGCTACAGGTGGACATATAGGAATGTTTGCACGTGGTGGTAATATCGGACAGACTGAAAACTTACAACCAAACTACACAGGTATTGTTGGAGAAGCTGGACCAGAATTATTCAGAGTAACTAAGAATGGAGTTAACATTACACCGTTATCTACTAGTGAAAAAATAAAAGGTATAAGTGGTGCATTGGCAGAACACGGAGCTAAAACTAATGGTAATGAAATTAATATCACAATTAATGTTACTGGAAACAACATCAACGATAAAGAAGATATAAATGTGTTAGTTGATACGATAGAACAAAAACTAGTAAGAAAAATGAAGGAAGTAAAAAACATGAGTTTTGGAGGTGGTAGAAATGCCGTTACATTATAATAAATTAACATTCAATGGGAAGTCTACTGCCGACTTTCCTTTTGATATATACGTAGTAGAAAATGATGGGGTTAACAAAGGTAAGCGAAAAGATAAAATATTCACATCAGATGATATGTCTGGCGGAATAGTTAGAAGTTCAAACGCTTATGATTTAGTAGAAAAGTCATATAAGTTACTTATTCACGGTGTTAAACTATCAGATATAAATGACGTCTTACTGTGGTTAGAAGGTAGTGGAAAACTAATCGCTTCAGATAATCCTGATAGGTATTATGAAGTGTTATCAGTTGCTGCTGTACGTTCTAGACTAGGAGAGGTAGATGAATATGAAATAGACGTAGTATTTACGTGTAATCCATTCTCATATACTGTGATACCTGATATTAAAACTTATACAGCTAACGGAGTTATTAATAATGAGTCAAACTTAATAATGTATCCTAAAATTACTGTATATGGTAACTCAACAGAAGAAACTACACTTACTATAGGTAAGCAAGTAGTAAGACTTAGAGGTCTTGTAGAAAAACTAGTAATTGAGTGTAAGCAAGGTCAACAAAACGTATTTGATAAAAACGGAGCATTATTAAATAGCGTAATGCTAGGAGATTTCTTTGAAATACAACGAGGTAAAAGTGGTATTGTGTTAGGAACAGGAATTACTAAGATAGAGATTGATTGTAGATGGGGGGCGTTCATTTAATGCTATGGTTATATGATGAACATGAAACAGATTTTAGTTATAACGGAATTGTGTTAAATGCTGCATATAATGCGGACATACATTGGGTACTCAACTCATCTTACAAACTAACATTTAAATACCCTACTATTGACAATGAATTATATGCAGTCATAGAAAAAGGAATGGTAGTTAAAGCAGATGAACATGATAGAAAGAACTTATTTAGAATCAAGGATATAGATATAAATGAGAACGAAAACTCTATTACAGTAACTGCTTATCAAAAGACATTTGACTATAGTAAACGACTAGTTAATAACTTTTCTAAACTAAATGCTAATTGTCAAACTGTGTTAGATGAATGGTATGCTAACTTCTTATCGAGCGAGAAAGATTTTGCTTATCATTCAAATATAACGGAACATAACTCATTCATAAGTTTTAAAGATGAGAATGATTTAAATCCTAAAAACTCATTTGATTTATTTGGTAAAATCGCAGATACATTCGGTGGAGATATCGACATGGACAACAACCAAATAAGCATATTAAAACGATTGGGTAGAGATACAGAAGAAGTGTTAACCACAGCTAAGAATATTACATCTTTTGTCAACTCAAGTAATGCAGATGATATTGTTACAAGACTGTACGTATCATCTACATTCAAGGTTGGAGATAAAGAAGAAAAGAACAAGCTAAAAGAAAAACACAAAGAACAAATGGCAGTGTTGAGAGAGACTCAAAAAAGATACTCAAAAGAATCTAATGATAAAAAGAAAGCTCAACAAATGCAAGAAGAGATTAACTCACGATATGCTAAAGAGGTTGCTAAATTAAATAAAACTGTTAGACGTAGTGGACAGGTATTTAAAACTTATGCTCAGATAGAAGCAGAAGTAAGAGCGAAATACCAAGCAAGAGAAGTTAAAGCTAATCAACGTAAGGTAGAAAGTCAAGCTTTAGCAGATAAGAAGAAAGCAGAGATAGAAAAATTAAAAGCTAAACAAAAAGAAGAAATGGACGCACTAGACCAGGAGGTAACAATAAACCTTGTGGTTGAAAGTCCATTGATTAATGACTATCCATTTATTAACGAGATGACAGTAACTAATAACGACTTACAAACAGCGGAAGAGCTGGAGGAATGGGCGTTAGAATACTTCACAAAAGATAATATAGATAAGCCAAAAAACTCTATTAAAGTAACATATGAACAGCTTTCTGAGAATGTCAACAGAGGAGATACAGTTATTCTTAAATACCTTAAGTATGGTGTAGATGAAAGAATACGTATCGTAGAAACACATTATGATCCTGTGTTAAAACGTTGGAAAGAATTTATCTTAGGAGAAAGAGAAAGTAACTTAGGTAGAGAAGTTTCAAGTAGTTCTAAGAACGCAGAAAACAACGCTAATGCATATACTGATTGGGTATCTCTTGAATTTGAAAAGAAAGTTAAAGAGCAATCTGAAAACTTTGATAAAGTCTTTGGTAAGAAAGAAGAAGAATTAACACAAAAAATACAAGATGGTATTGAAACATCACGAGCAGAAGCAGAGGTATTTAAATCCGAGATAAATGATAAGGTACAAAAAGCAATCTCTGAAATTGAAGGTGTAGACAAAGACCTATTAAATAAACTTAAAAACAAAGTAGATGAAACAAATAGAATAGCAGAGACTACACTTAAAATGGTTGGTACTGATGATTCAATTACTTATGGTAAGAATAGGTTAGAAGGAGATACAACAAGAGATTTAAAAGCAGGAACATATTTCGTTGAACTTACTCACAACGGAGACGGATTCGAAGTAGGTCAGAAATATACGATAAGTTGGGAAGCAGTGTGTAACGTTGATGATTTCTACGATATAGTAGTTAAACTTAGTAGACCAGTTAAACATGATGTACAAGTATTTCTAATGGATCCTACACAATTTTACGACACAATGGTTGTTAGTTATAAACCAGGAGAAACAACGCAACCATTGCTACACGTTTATGACGCTCATTATATATTTAATGTGCTTAGTCCTATGTTTAAAAAACAAGATATAGAAATGAGTGTTAGAAGTGCTTCAACTTATATTGTACCTATGGAGTATAAAGAATTTGGAGACGCTGCATACGAAACTGGTAATTTAATTGGTGAGTGGAGCGAAGACACAATGTATGTATTTGATGGAGGTAATTAGATGACAGAAGTAATACCCGTGAGAGTCCAGCATAAACGTATGGATTTAAGCGATTGGAATAATAGTGAAATAATCCTATTAAATGGAGAAATAGCAATAGAATCTGACACTGGAAAAGCTAAGGTAGGTAACGGAACTGATTTATATAAAAACCTACCATATATAGCTGGTGCAAAAGGAGAAAAAGGAGATCAAGGGATACAAGGTATTCAAGGAATACAGGGTATTCAAGGTGTTCAAGGAATACCAGGAACAAATGGAAAAGATGCAATACTAGGAAACTACAATTTAGTAATTGATTCAACACTTAAGAGTAGTAATTTAAAACTTACAGGTAGTCCTGAAACTGAGATTATACCTAGTGATTACAACGGACATAATTCATTAAGGATTAAAAAGAGCGGTACTAACGTTTATTCATGGGCTGGTGTTCAATTAGACACTAGCGTTAGTAAGTTAAATCAAGGAGATAAACTAGTATTAAAGTTTCCTATATACCTATATAATGACGTTGAATTAGACGCAGGTCTATATTTAACAATAAAAAAACATACAGGTAATAAAACATTAAAATCAATCACTCTCTCTAATCTTGAAAAGCAAAAATGGAATATTGTTGAAGAGATAATAACTATAGATGAAACAGTAGACTTTGAAAATGAGACGTATTGGTTATATGTTTATATAGTTAAAAATGGACATTTTAAAATTGCAGAACCTTATATAGGTTTTGGAGAAAAAATGATAGATAGATGGCAACCAAGCGTAGAAGATTTAAAAAGTAACACTATAATTAACCAACAGAACAATCAACCTTTGAAATATTGGGTAGGAACTCAAGAACAATATGACTCTATACTTGTTAAAGATGTAAATACAATATACGACATAGTGAAGTAGGTGGTATTGTGAAAAGAGTAAAACTAATGTTTGGAGACAGAGAAATCACACGTAGATATTTAGGTAATAACCTTATGTGGAGCAACGAAAAAGTAAAACTTGTGAAGATACTAGAAGGTTGTTTTTTAGAATTTTCAACACCTTACATTTCAATAGTACCTAATGACGTGAGATTTACTGAAGTTGACAAAATAAAAAAAGTATATTTCAACGAGGTTGAAGTTATAGGATTAAAAAATGTGGAGTTTATAGACTACAGATACAGAGTAAATTTTGTGAATCAATCTGATAAAGAAAATCTACTAGATAAACTAGGTTGGGTGTTCTCAAATAGTGAATCAGGTGTAACTGTGAAATTTGAAGGAGAGTAGGTGGTTAAATGGATATAGAAGTTAATGAAGGTAAGCAAGAAGCAATAGTCAGAAACGGTAAATATGAATATACATTCACACCTACTAAACCAGATGAAAAAGTTAAAATCTATCACATGGGGTGTAAAGGAACAACTCGACTCTCTAAAATTCAGTTAGAAAAAGGAGACGACGTAACAGCGTTTGAAAAACCTTACGAGAAAGCTAACGCATTAAGTGGTGTGTTCAAACAAATCAGAGACCTTGACGTTCAGATGAGAGATCCTAAAAGTGAATTGTGGGGTAAAATCAAACTCAACCACAAAGGATTAATTACAGAGTTTCAGAACAACGAACTTAGAACAATATTAGCAGCAACAGCAGAGGGATTTAACTCAACTGTAACGGCTCTTGAAGATAAAGTACTTAAGAAATCTGATATTAGTATAAGTCCTAATGGCGTTAGGATTGGTAGCGAGAAAGTGATTGACGGGAACACAATATCAAGTCTGTTAGTAGCACAACCCGATAGTATTAACATAATATCAAGATTAGTTCGAGTAACTGGAGATATGATTGTCAACGGAACAATAGAAGGTAAACATATGAAAGTTGGGAGCATCACAACACCTCTTATTGATGCAAAAGCAGTTAAAGCTAAAAACATAGATATAGATGACGCTTTGATTAGAGAGTTAGTTTCTAACAAGGCGTTTATTAGAGAGTTGTGGGCAACTGACGGATTTATACAGAATCTACAGACAGTTAAAATACGTAGTACTCAGATTGATACAGACACACTAGACGGAGTAGTAATCACAGGACACTCTCAAATTAGAGTAGGTCAAAACGGATATTTTGAACCGTTCGGAACAGGAGTAAGATTCGTACTACCTCATGAGAATAGACCTAATTCAAGCGGTGTAGGTGTTCAGTTTAACGCAACTCATAACTCATTAGGTAAGGGATTATCTGTGTTTAACATAACAGATATACAGAATCCTAACGCAGCTAAACCAATATATGATGAAGTGTTAATGACTGTACACGGTCAAATTCATATGGGATTCCCATTTTTTGATAACAAGATTAGAAAGTTCAGTAACCTTATGGGATCTGTGGTTGTATCTAATATTAGTAACAACAATCCAATTCATCCGTGGGGGTGGAGAGCTGGAGGTAGTGGAAGTCCTACCTATTCAAAAATCTCGTGGTTGTCATGGTTATGGGGGGTTGAAGGTGGTTCAAGAATAGTATTTGGTTATCCTTATGAGAATAACGTAAACTATTTTGGTATTAGAATAGGAGAATCATACTCAGACCGAAAACTAAAAGAGAACATCAAACCTACGACTAATAGAGCGTTAGATTTAGTTGAGAAACTACAGTTTAAACAGTTTGACTGGAAGAAAGATTATAAAGAAACAGGTAGTCAGAAACCTGTTAAAGTAGGACTAATTGCACAAGATGTACAAAAGCTAGATGATGCATTAGTAACTAAAAGTCCTGACATACTAGAGTTAGAACATTTTAGATTATCAATGTACGCTTTGAAATCAATTCAAGAACTATCTGAAGAGATTAAGATTTTAAAAGAAAGATTAGAGGTATTAGAACATGGAAAATAAAGTACAACCAATTCACTATTTAGCACAAGAATTAATGGAAAAAACATTGGAGCTTGCAAATTACAAAGTAGCTTATGATGAGCTAAAAAAAGAAAACGAAGAGCTTAAAAAAGAACTGGAAGAAAAGAAAGGATCTAATAAATAATGGCATTAGAAATTTTAACAAGGACAGCACAACCAGAAGCTGGTGGATATAAAAGTGTGTATATTCAGTTCACGTTAAATAAAAGCTCTGTATATTTAAACGGTGGTGTAGATTTACCTGGTAAATTTGCTACAGCTAGTGATAGTGAGATTCTTGAAGAAGTAAGAAAACAACTAGCACAACAAATGTTTACAGGAGAAAGTACACCAGCATTAGTAACTGAATATGCAAACCTTAAAGAAGAAGTAAGTGTGTTGGCAAATCATAAAGAAGAGCCAACTGACAGAGTTAAAGTATTACGTAAGTTAGTAGCAAAAGTTAACAAAGGAAACGACAAGCTAATAATGACATTACTGTTAAATGTGTTAGATGCTAAGATTATCAACGATAACAAAGACACTATCATTAACGCATTTGATAATTATGAAATAGGTGTTGAATACTCAACTGGAGACAAGATTAAATACGAAGGTAAGCTATATGAAGTATTAGAAGACCACACATCAGTTGAAGTATGGAAGCCAAATGCAGAAGGTACTAAATATAAAGAAATAGTATTAACAAGAGAAGAAGCAAACGTAAAAGATGATATAGAAGATGAAAAGAACAGATATGTAACAAAAGGACAGCTTGATGAAGCTATGGGAAGTGTTATTAACACAATCTTATCAATGTTTGAAGAAGAGGAGAAAGAAGATGAACATACTGAAGAACATAATGGAAACTTACCACACAACGAAGGGAGTACTGAAAGTCATGAGACCGAGTAGACTAAGATTTAAAAAAGATGATTATTTAGTTCAATTATATGTAAGACAGATTATTACAAAAGCAAAAACAATTAATGATGTACCAAATATTGGTAACTTAAGGGTAGTAGTTCAAGGAGAAGTCGACAGAATAGAAAAAGAATACGAAGAAAGACACAGAGAAAACTAAAATCTCTGTTAAGAGGATTTAGAATGAGTGACGGATTAATATTAGGATTAAGCACTGGAGTTGCAATGCCACTGTTAACATTAATTGTTAAGTGGTATAACGAAAAGGATGAAAAGAGCCTTAAAGAAATCAACTCAACGCTTAATGAAATTAAAGATCTTACACGTAAGACCGCAGACGGTACAAAAACTATAAGTCGCTACAGACTACTAAAAGACATGAGTAGAATTATAAATCGTGGATATATCAGTACTAAGGAATTAGAAGAGATAACTATTCTATATCATTCCTATAGAGAACTAGGAGGAAATAGTACTGTATCTGAAATTTATTCTATGATTAAGAATTTACCTATCAAGAACGGAGTGACAGATTTTTATGATAGATAAAAAAATACAACTAACATTTAACAATACAGTAAACAAAAGAGTTAAAGTTCGCACTAACTGCGAGCTTTACTCTCACGACAAGAACAATAATGAGTTTGAACTAACAATAGGTAATCACACTTTAACTAACGAAGATGTAATAATATTATTCAAGTTTGTAAAGTCAATTAAATATTGGGAAACTCAAGGAACTATTGAAGATAACAAGATTAAATTTAAGTTTGACACTAGCTTAATTACTGACAATGAAAGAGTAAACTGTTACATCATTCTGAAAAATGAAACTAAAGAGAGTGATGTTTACTCATTTAGCTTTGACGTCAAAATGTCTGAATATGATTTGAAAGATAATCTACCTGTTAAAGAGCGATACTTTGCTAACGGTGTAGTTGTTGACAAATTAGATGTTCTAACAAAAGAAGTATTAGCAGAGGAGCTAGAAAAGGCAAAAGGCACATATGCACTTAAAACAGACTTATCAGAGTTTGTAAGAACTAGCGATATTTCAGACGTTGTGAGAACAGCAACGCTTAATGAATATCAATTAAAAAGCGAGATGCCAAATGTAGTAGAGATAGTTAACAGCACGATTGACAGCAAAGGATTCATAACGACACATCAGAGTTTAGTTGACTATGCGAAAAAGTCAGAGTTACCTATTGACTATGTATCAAACGCTAAACTAGAAGAACTTAAAACACAGCTAACAATAGACACTAGCAACTTTGCAACCAAGCAAGAATTACAGGCAATTAGTGGTAGTCAACAAATAGTTGACACTAGCAATTTAGTTACTAAAGATGAATTAAATAGCAAGAATTATTTAACACAACATCAAGATATTAGCAATCTTGCAACTAAACAAGAATTACAAGAAGTTAGCAACCGTCAAGTTACAGTTGACACTTCAAATCTTGTAACAAAAGATGAGTTAGCAAGCAAAGGTTATTTAACACAACATCAATCTTTAGAAGAGTATGCTAAAAAAACTGAACTACCGCAACCATACAATGACACTGATATTAAAAGCAGGTTAACAACGTTAGAGAATAGACCTGCAGGAAACATTGATACTAGTAATTTAGTGGTAAGAGGTGATTTAACATCACTTGAATTAAAGTTAAATAGGAAGGTAAATGGAGAAGGTGGTATATTCACAAACACCGAGTTTAAAGAACCTTTTCAATATTTTCTAGATACACACACAGGAAATATGCAAAATTACTATGGAAGAATTTACAGTAACAATAACGAAAGAATAATCATTAGTGGTAGTAAAAAATATACAAACTTAGATACAGCTATGTACACATTAGCTACTTCGCTTCCAGATGGTTATACACCTGACTTTGAATTTTCAGAAGGAGATAACCTTAAATTCATAACAACACAAAATATACATAATTATATACCAACAAATTCTGGTAACACAGGTAACACAACTGAACTAGATAACCGATTGAAAGTATTAGAAGCGAAACAGTGGGAAATTCACGGTCGAGGGATGCCAAACGGAACAGTAACAGCCCCTGTTGGAACAACTTATGTAGATGAAGCAGTAACAAATGGAGCTTTGAAATGGATAAAGAAATCTGGAACAGGTAACACAGGTTGGGAAGTGTTGATTGGTGATACTGGTTGGAAAGTACTTCCAACTGTGTCTAAATTAGGAGCTTCATTTGTCAAAATAAGACGTGTTAACAATGTAGTGTCTTACCAGTTCGGAGGATTATCATGGGGTTGGTTTGGAATTGTTAGAAGAGGTGGCGCAGGATATGTCCTACAAGGCTCTGACAGAGAACGAAATTGTTATATAATTCAAAATAATGGAATTCCAGCAGGTTATAGAACTGAGGCTTCGCTTATTGGAAATATATATAATGATAAAGGTATCCCTTATGGAACATGGTATTTAGGAGGCGTTGGAGACTATAACCAGTTAAGATTTCAGTTCACTGATCCTGTGCCAACTGATAGAGATATAGGAGATATACGAATAAGCTCTATCTCTTATCTTACTAACGAAGCATGGCCGCAAAACTAGAAAGGAGGTGAACACAATGATAAACTGGAAAGTACGTTTTAAAAATAAACATTTTGTTATATCTTTTATAGCTGCAATTCTATTACTTGTTAAACAAGTAGCAGCTCTATTCGGATATAACCTTGATACTGAACTATTCAACCATAACATTAATGGAATAGTTGATACAGTATTTCTTATGTTATCGTTGCTAGGTATAGTCAATGATGCAACAACACAAGGGCTTAGTGACAGTAAACAAGCCTTAACATACGACAAACCAAAACAAGACTAATTATAGTCTTTTTTATTTTATTCAAATTTAGGAGGATTTAAAAATGGTTAGAACAGCAGATTTAGTAAACGAATCAAAAAGAATTGCGAATTTAGGTATTGGAGTAGACCAAGACGGAGCATATGGAACACAATGTGTAGACTTACCAAATTATTTAAGTTCATATTTCTTTGGTAAAACATTATGGGGAAATGCAATAGACTTGCTTAATAGTGCAGCAGCATTAGGATATAGAGTTGAATATAATATAGTGGGAGATGTAAATAGTAGACCAAAAGCTGGAGCAGTCTTTGTAATGGACACAACATATACAGCTGGTCATCCTTATGGACACACTGGACTTGTTATTGAAGATTCTGATGGTTACACTATGAAAACTATTGAACAAAATGTTGATGGAAATTGGGATAGTTTATATGTAGGAGGTCCAGCAAGATATGTAACTAGAGATTTTGAAGGTATTGTAGGTTGGTTCTATTATCCAGTAAATGATACTCCAGCGAACAATCCAGTTACTACTGACCTACAATCCCTAGATAGAGCTAGAGTATTTACTGTTAAAGTTCCTAATTTAAATGTTCGTTCAGCTCCATCAGTAGATGCTAATGTTGTAGCAAGTTATGATGAAAACGAAGAATTTAATTACTCTGAATACTGTTACGCAAACGGTTATGAGTGGTTATCTTATGTATCTCACAGTGGAGAAAGAAGATATGTAGCTAGTATGGAATTAGCATCAGGTACAGACTATGGAACATGGAGATATAGAGATTAACTCTTGTAATTAAATATATTTAGTGATAAAATATAATAGATGAATATTTTTCATACTTATTCCCTAAAAAGCCTAGCTTAATTGCTGGGCTTCTTTTTTTTTATTTCCTTGTTTTGAAGTATTTAATTATAACCAGGAAATATAATATAATATAAGTGTTAAGCTTAACAAACTTTTCATATTAACTCCCTTATTTGTTATTACCTACCTATTAATTTAGGTAGGTCTTTTTTGTGTCTATTGAGATAGAAATTTTTTAAAATTTCCGTTGAAAATTTTTAATTTACTTATTGACATACACGCTCGAGCGTGATAAAATATAATTGTAAAAGATAAGAAGAGAGGTAAATAAAAATGAGATTCGGAAGAAAAAAATACAACGCTTATAGAAAACGCAGCTTTACAGCTACAGATAATCAACGTAGAGAATACGCTAAAAAAATGGATGAACTTTCAGAAGAGTTCTCAAAATTAGAGGGATGGAATTTATCAAGCATGAAAGATAGTGCTTATAAAGATTTTGGAAATTACTCAGTGAGATTATCTAATCACTCTGAAGACAATAATTACCACAACTTAGACGGAGGATATTTATTAATAAATATTAAAGCTAGTAAACTAGATTTCGTGGATATAATCAACAACAAACTAGATGAAATCCTAGAGAAAATAAACACACTAAACTTAGAAAAATATAGATTCATCAACGTAACAAAAAGTAATATCAACTGTTACTACAAAGGATATAAAACTAAAAAGGATGTAATTTAAATGTGGAAAACAATTCAATTTAACAAACAAAACATAGAATACGACACAGGGGCGGCAGTTTTAATCAAACTGCCAAACCGTTCTAATTACAAGGGTTATAAATTTTGGCATCCAGCAAAACTGGTAAGAGAAATGAGAAAGGGAAACGGGTATTTTCTAACATTAAGCTACACAGATGATTTTGTGTTTAAAGTTTTTAAAACTGATAAGAGAGGAAAAAAACTAGATGAAATAGAGTTTAGCGGAGATGGTTTAGCTGGAGAGTTCAGACAACTTACTGAATCTGATGACACAAGTTATTTAGAAATAACAGAGCCTGTTAAGGTTGAAAGAAAAGTAGAAGTAATTAAGGAGTTAGAGAGATGATGTTAACCGAAACTCAACAATGGGCGTTTGATAAATTCAAAAGATTAAAAGTTGGTGCTTTATTTATGAAGCAAGGAACAGGAAAAACAAGAGTAGCATTAGAATTAATAAATACCACTGATAGCGACTTAGTATTATTCTTTACGCCCTGCTCAACTAAAGATAATTTACAACAAGAGCTTATTAAATGGCAATTTAACAGGCAGTATATCATTACTGGATATGAAACCTTATCAAGTAGCGATAAAACATATATAGAGCTTTTAAACGCTATTGAAGGTAAGAAAGTATTTATTGTAGCGGATGAAAGTATATTTATCAAAAATGATGACACAAAACGCTATAAAAGATTAATGAGTATTGCTCAAGAAAGCGAGTATAGATTAATTTTAAATGGTACACCGCTAACTAAAAATGAATGGGATATTTACAACCAGATGAATTTCTTGAGCTATAAAATAATCAATATGAGTAAGCAAGAATTTCTAAATGTATTCTTCAAGAAAATATCATATAAGAAAGCTGGACAACGTCCTAGAGAATTTTACAAACTGTCTGATGTTAATATAGAGTTTCTACATCATTTAATAGCTCCATATATATATGAATGTGATTTTAACTTTGATAAGGATGAAACAACACAGTATATAAGGATAATTGCTAGTAATGATAATAGAGAAGTTTATAATGATAGAAAACAAACATTACTAAACTCTCTTGGAAAAGGAGAGAATATAATTCAACAATTTCAAAATCTAGCGTTGTCTTGTTTTAATGATAAAAAAAGACACGAAGAAATAGCAGATTATATTAAAAATCAAGGTCAAATAATAGTCTTTTGTACATTCGTAGAAGAAGCAGAAAATATAGCTAATGAATTGAACTGTTATTTAATTACAGGAGCTACAATATTAAAAGAGCGTGCTGTTATTCTTGATAAGTTTAAAAATGATAATAAAGCATTAGTAATGACACTGGGTACAGGAGCTTATGGACTTAATCTACAATTTTGTAACAAGGTAGCTTTTGCTAGTATCTCTTTTGACTACTCAAAGACAGAACAATCTATAAGTAGGATAAAAAGAATAGGACAAGAGAATGATATTGAATATATATATTTCACATCAGACTTAGGAATATTTAATATGATCTTAGAAAATAATGAAAAGAAAAGAGATCTTAAAGAATTGTTGATAGATAAGATAGAACAAGGAGGGAGCTATTTTGAAGAAGTATTGTAATTTAAATGTATATGAAGCAGCACAAGAAAGAGTTAAATATATATTTGATGAGTTTGAAAATATATATGTTTCTTTCTCTGGTGGAAAAGATAGTGGGGTTTGTATGCATTTAATGTGCGAAGAAGCACAACGAAGAAATAGAAAAATAGGTGTGTTATTTATCGATATAGAAGCACATTATCAAATGACTATTGATTATGCAAAAAGCATGATAGATAAATATAAAGATGTTATTATACCTTACTGGGTGTGTTTACCTATGGAAACTGACAACAGCTTATCTTATGATGAGATGACGTGGAGCTGGTGGGAAACTGAAAAGAAAGATATATGGGTAAGAGAAATGCCAACAATGGATTATGTTATAAATGTAGACAATAACACTATTGATTATTACAAGTATAAAATGACATTTGAAGACTTTGTAGCAAAGTTTGGAAATTGGTATGGTAAAGGAGAAAAAACAGCTTGTATAATTGGTATCAGAACACAAGAAAGTTTGAATAGATGGCGTGCTTTAACTAATCAAAATAAAACTAGGTATAAAGATACAATGTACTCTACAAAAGTAGATAAGAATGTGTTTAATTTCTATCCTGTGTATGATTGGACAACAGAGGATATATGGGTTTATTATGGAAAAACTGGTAATGAGTATAATAAATTCTATGATCTAATGTATAAAGCGGGTGTATCAATTCATAGTATGAGAATTGATGAACCTTTTGGAGATACAGCAAAAGCAGGATTAAATATGTTTAAAATCATAGAACCTAAAACATGGGTTAAAATTGTAGGGAGGGTAGCTGGTGCAAATTTTGGTAATATATATGCTCATTCATCAATCAATACAGCAAACTATAAATTGCCAAAAGGTCATACATGGGAAAGTTTCACATACTTTCTATTAGATACTTTACCAGAAACAGCAAGCAATCACTATAGAGAAAAGTTTGATAAGTTTATAAAATGGTGGACTGAAAAAGGTTCAGGAATGAGAAAAGAAGATATAGATATATTAAATATAAATTATAAAGACGCGGTATTTCAAACAGGAGAAATAAGCAATAGAGGAAATAAAGATAAAGAAATAATTAGATTTAAACATGTGGTTGATACTATTCCAGAGTTAGAAAGCAAGCAAGATGTTCTAACATGGAAAAGAATGGCAATGTGTATTATTAAAAATGATTACTTCTGTAAAAGTTTATCTTTTGGAATAAGCAAAGAGCAGCTTAAAAGAAGAAAGGAGACAATGAAGAAATATGAAACAATTTTGTAGTCCAGTATATAATATTAAGGCAATACCTATTGAAAAGATACAAGCTAACAGTTATAATCCAAACCATGTAGCACCACCAGAAATGAAGCTATTATATAAGTCTATATTGGAAGATGGTTATACAATGCCTATAGTTTGTTACTATTTAGAAGATGAAGATAGATACGAGATAGTAGACGGATTTCATAGATATACTGTTATGAAAAAACATAAAGATATTTTTGAAAGAGAAAATGGCTGTTTACCTGTATCTATTATTGATAAACCAATTAGCGACAGAATGGCATCAACTATTAGACACAATAGAGCTAGAGGAAGCCATGATGTAGAACTTATGACAAATATCGTTTCTGAACTAGTAGAGAGTGGTTGTTCTGATACGTGGATAATGCGACATATTGGAATGGATGCAGATGAACTGTTAAGATTAAAACAATTAAGCGGATTAGCTTCATTATTTAAAGATAAATTTTTTTCAAAATCATGGGTTGTTGATTCCGATTAATTCTGATATAATGATAAAAAATATTTAGGAGCGATAACATGGGTAAATTATCAGAAGCAAAATTAAGAGGAAATAAAAAGTGGGATGATAACAATAGAGAAAGAAAAAGATATATTAATAAGAGATCCACAGCAAGAAATTTTATTAAAACTATGGAACGTGAAGATATTCCTGAGTTTGAAGAATTATTAAAAGAAAGAAAAGCTAGAAAAGATTAATCATTGGAGGTAGAAATAAAACTACCTCTTTTTTATTTTGTAAATTTATGTTAAAATAAGCCAGAGGTGGAAGAGATGAAAAGATATTATTTAAACAGTTTTAACAATTTAAGAATGGAAAATTTTCTATTAAGAAATAACGATATACAAAAAGATAATCAAGGGATCTACACAGAAGATATTGAAGATTTCAAAGATTTTCAAGAACAATTTGATAGCTTAGAATATTTTAAGACTATACAAAAATTCATAGATGTTTTTGACTTAGAGTATATGGTTTCTAAAGATAACTTTACTTACTATGTAAGAGTAATAGAAGATGATTCAAACAATGTATTTTCTTTAATATATGAGAGTCAAGATGGCACAGAAGATGTAAATATATCAGACGTGGTAGAAATAAGAAGAGGAGATATTCTCTGTGATTAATTTTAAAATTTAAGTGAGCAAAAAATGGACTTAAGTTAAATTTATATGATGTTATATGAAAATATAAATAACAAGAAACATTATTAAATCAATCATTTAACAACACATAACATTATATAAAATGTTAGTAATATAATAAAAGGGTTTATGGAATAACCTCTATAAATATTGATGTAATAGTATTTTTATTTATATAAACATACTTAGTGAGCAGTTAGTGAGCAATAATATTTTTTACATTGAAATTCATAAAAATATATACAAAAAATTAAGGCAGTTATTTAAACTGCCTTTTTTTAAAATTCTATATCTCTAAATACATCTAATTCTTTTTGTTTTGCTTTTTTAGTTTTGTGAATATACACAGCTCTTGTGATCTCTGTTCCTTTATGACCTAGACGAGCGGATATTAATTCTAGTGGAATATCTGCATCCATACATAAACTAGCGTGTGTATGGCGTGTCTTATGAAATGTGAATTTAACAGAGTGTATATTGTCACGAGTCCATTTACTAACTGCACTATATGAATTATACTCGCCGTTATACTTAGGGAAGAGTATTCCATTATTTGTGTAATAACTGTGCATATCAGCCTTTACTTTGTTCATCTCAACTCTATTTCTAAGGATTTCTTGACACTTTTTATTTAACGATATAACACGCTTAGAGTCATAAGTTTTTGGAGAAGATATATTTTTATAGTGATCTATATTCTTATCAACATTAAGTGTTCCATTATCTAATATATCATCTTCTGTAAGTGCTAATGTTTCTCCAATCCTAAGTCCTGAATTAATCATAAAGTTTATCATGTCATGATAATATTGATTATTCTCAACTTCTTTTAATATCACATCTATTTCTTCTTTTTCAAAGTACTTTCCATCATAGTCAACTTTATGTTCCTTAAAGTCGAGTTTATCAAGCCACATTATATTTTCTATATAATCAAGTTTGTACATCATTCTGAGAACACGTTTAAAGAACTTTAAATAAATGTTGTAGCTATTGTTTGTTGTAGCTATCTTCTTAAGGAGAGTATCTAAATAAAGTGAGTTAACATTTAATAACGGTATATCAAAATTAGTTCTCTTTGTCTTACTAATTCTACTTTCATAGAGTTTATATGTACTAACTTTCACTTCATCTTTAACTCTCTCTAAATACATTTCTAAAGCTGTAAAAAATGTAATTCGGAGATCTACAAATGTTTCTTCTTTAAGTTTCTTTTTTCTTAATATTTCAGTAGCTAATCGTTGGTTTTTATTTTCTAGCGTAATGCTAATTGATTTCATTTTACCCCTAACATCTTTAACTCGGGTACGATACATATATTTTCCGTTAGGTTTCTTAACTACCCACATACTAACACATCCTTTCTTTATTAATAGTAAGATGTGTGATATAATTAAATTA